CTGAATACAAAGATGTTAATGATATTGACCGTGCCGTTTTAATATCTGCAGATTGGATTGGCGGGTTAAGGCCAACAGAAGACCATCCAGAAGGACGATACGAAACATTTAAAAATACTTTTAGAGATACTTTAAGCATGGAGACCGCAATACAAAAAGGTCTCTTTGCAAGAATAGAGAATAAGGGTGACCCTGAACACAATCGGGCAGAGAAAGCATTAGATTGGATTCGGGAGACAAGGCAAAAGGTACGTAGGAGTAAACCAGTTCCTACCCCAATGCCCCGACCTAATTAGTCAGCTACCCGCACAGCGGCCCTGACGTAACCGAAGCGGCTACCTACAAGCCAAGTAGCCCCGCAAGATGAGGTAAAACAAATGGCAAAAAAAGTTCGCGGACACCGCGCAAACAAACCAAACGATTCCTTCGGAACTATAAACAACGATGGTCTGTATAAGGGTAAGTATCGTGAAGATGTGTACCTTGATGATGACGAAGAAAACGTTGAAGAGCAACAGGCGCAGCCTGAAGAAGAACAACAAACTGAACCTAGTTTTGTTCAAGGTGAAGCAGAAGTCAAGCATGACTACAAGAAACGCTATGACGATTTAAAGCGACACTATGACGAAAAGGTACAAGAGTTCAAGGATAAAGAGAAACAATTAGAAGCGACCCTCACTGAAGCTACTCGCTCACAAGGTATCTCTCTACCAAAAACAGAAGAAGAACTCGTCAAGTTTAAAGAAGAATTTCCTGACGTGTATGACGTAGTAGAGACTATCGCTACTATGAAAGCAGGTGAACGGGCGCAAATTCTTGAACAGGAACTTGAAACCATTCGTGAAAAAGAACAGAATACAAGGATTCAAGCGGCATACCAAGAACTTATAAACTCTCATCCTGATTTTAATGAAATTAGACAGGACGAGAAGTTTTTAGGATGGTTAGAAGAACAACCGCCTAGCATATCCGATGGTATTCTTAAAAACAATACAGATGCTCGTTGGGCTTCACGTGTTGTTGATTTGTACAAAGCTGATGTGAATATCACACCTAAACGTACAAAGAAGAAAAAGGAAGATGCTGCCGTATCTGTAGGTGCTGCGAAAGCACGTGACCTTACAGACTCACGGACTGAAGGCAGAGTGTTTAAAGCATCCGATATCGCCAAGATGAAACCTTGGGAGTTTGAAAAGCTGGAAAGCGAAATTGACTCTGCAAGGGCTGAAGGGCGAATTGACTACAACTCTTAATCCTCAAAGGAAGGGATTGAACAATGGCTTTTAATAGCGCATCAGGTCATAATAACCTGCCTTCCGGTAATTTTACCCCGGAAATTTTTAGCCAAAAAGTTCTCAAATTCTTCCGTCGTGCTTCGGTTGCAGAAGATATTACTAATACCGATTACGCTGGCGAAATTGAAAACTTTGGCGATACCGTCCGCATCATTAAGGAACCAACAATTACGGTTTCTTCTTATGCACGTGGCGCGGTAGTAAATCCGCAAGACCTTGCTGACGACCAAATTACTATGGTTGTCGACCAAGCAAATGCTTTTGCGTTTAAGATTGACGACATTGAAGAGCGTCAGTCTCACGTTAACTTCGAGGCTCTTGCTACTTCATCGGGTGCATACTCGCTGAAGCGTAAGTACGATGCCAACATCTTGCAAAATATGGCGGATAACGCTGGTAATACTGGCACTTCTGTTGGTACTGCAGCTAGTCCAATCGATATCACTGGTAGTGGTAACGAAGACGCTGCTGTAAACTTGCTAATGACTATGGCTCGTATCCTTGACGACCAGACTGTTCCAGAAGAGAACCGCTGGTTTGTAGCACCTCCGATTTTCTATGAAAATGCGTTCAAAGCTGGTGCTAAGTTCGCAGAGGTTCAGGTAACTGGTGACGGCACTACGCCTCTCCGCAATGGTCTTGTAATGGCTGGCAATATTGCTGGCTTCAACTGTTACAAGTCTACTGCCCTGAACAACTCAGGAACTGACGTTGTGACTATCACTTCACAAGATACTACAAACGACTTTGTAGTTCTTGCTGGACATATGTCCTCAACTGCAACTGCTTCTCATATTGCGAAGACTGAAGTTGTACGTTCAACCGAAACTTTTAGCGACATTGTTCGTGGACTTCATGTGTTTGGTCGTAAGGTCATCCGCCCAGAAGCCCTTGTTCAAGGTGTCGTTAAGACTGACTAATAGGGAGACTTAGTAATGGCTACTTATACTGTAACTGGTGCTGTCGCTGGTGTCCCGCTGGGCATCAAGCCTCAAATTATCGAAGTCGTACTTGACTTCTCTTCAACTAGCTTGACTACTTCTGACTCAGTAGAAGTATTTGAGATGAAGGCTAACACACTTGTTCTTATGGCAGGTGTGGAAGTTCTCACTGTAGCATCAACTGGTTCTCCAGTTCTTGACTTAGGTGACGATACTGACGATGATTTGTACGTTGCTGCTCTAGATGGCACAGCAGCAGGCCACGAAATCAATAACGCAGCAGGCACAGCAAAGCTGTATACTGTTGCTGATACTATCGACTTGATTGCTAATACTGCAACTTTCGATGGTAAGGTTCGTGTCTTTGCAGTTATTGCAGAACTTGGTTCTGGCGAAACTGCGGCAACCTTTGCCTAATAACACTGTCGGGGGGCAGGGCAACTTGCCCCTTGACAAACCCGGAAATTTGTGATATAAGCAGATAACATTGCCGGGAGATATACCATGTTTATTACGTTTGTTAAAGTATGTTCTGTAGTTGCTGCGTTTGAGTGCGTTGAATTTCAAGACAATAAAGGACCATACGAAACCTTAGAAGAATGCCAAGATAGAGCGAGAGTAATGGCTTTAGATTTACAAAAGTTAATTATACCCCCTGTAGAATTTAGCTATAAATGCTCTCAACAACTCAAGCAAGAGTACTCTACCTAATCATGAATTACATTACAAGCAATATACCGTACTTTAAAGTTTGGGTGCGGAGAGAATACACAACAAACTTCGACCGATATCAAGGTGAATTTCTTCATGCGATGGCAATAGGGGTAACTACCCTGCCAATGCGAACTCTTAGTTTCCAACTGTTGTTTACTGGATGCGAAGAAGATGAAAATGTACATGGTGGTGCTATGTGGGCTAGGATGCCCCTTACTGCACTTGTAGGTGACACGCCTCTAGATGAATGGCCTGAACCAATACCTACCCACCTTGCACAGCCTTGGGATTGCCAATCACACCATCATTCGGTGTTTGTTTTAAATAGAGCAACACCATGCCCTTGGTTGGCAAAGATAGACGGAGAGTTCTATCCTGCAAAGTATTACTTTACTGTCGATTACACTGACACTGAGGTAGCTGATGACCCTGCTCAACACAAACAAAGTCACGTTTTGGAATTGTTGGATGCAGGTAAGTGGACAGGCAACATGGTTGCTCTTCCCAACAATAGAGTCCGCGTTACTAATCCTGCGTGGTTTGTAACCGGAGAAGGCCCACCGGACTTTGCACCAAGTCAGTGGGTACACCATTCAAAACAAGACCCTAATTATGTGAGTGATACAGCAAGGGTATTTGACAATCTTTATGCGGAGCAAGACGATGAAGAAGATGATGAATAAAAAGAGCAAGGGCATGGCTCGTGGTGGACGTTCTGCCATGAAATCTAAAGGATATGCCAAAGGCGGTAAAACAAAAATGCGTTCTAAAGGTATGGCTAAAGGCGGCAAAATGAAGATGCGGTCTAAAGGCATGGCAAAGGGCGGTGCAAAGATGACTCTTGCATCAATTCGTTCTGCTGCAAAAGCAAAAGGCTACAAGCTAGTAAAGGTGTAGGCATGGCTAGACAGGGGCTATATGCCAACATAGCTGCCAAGAAACGCAGAATAAAGGCGGGTAGCGGAGAGACCATGCGTAAACCCGGAAGCAAGGGTGCGCCAAGCAAAGCTAACTTTAGACGTGCAGCACAAACAGCAAGGAAGAAGTAATGGCTCGTAAGCAAGATAAGATGCCAGCCCGTAATAAAAAGAACTTTCGACCAACGAAGTCGGGGGCAGGAATGACTAAAGCTGGGGTGGCTGCTTATCGGCGAAAGAACCCCGGTTCCAAACTAAAAACAGCAGTAACAGGAAAAGTAAAGCCGGGTAGCAAAGATGCTAAACGGCGTAAATCTTTCTGCGCTAGGTCTGCTGGACAGATGAAGAAGTTTCCTAAAGCTGCTAAAAATCCTAACAGCCGTTTGCGTCAAGCAAGGAAGAGGTGGAAATGCTAACTGCATTGATTGGACCAATAAGCAACATTGCTTCTACATGGCTTGAGGGCAAGGTAGAAGAAAAAAAAGCACAGTCAGCTACGAAGGTAGCCAAAGCTCAAGCAGAAGCTGTAGTTATGCAGAAAAAAGCTACGGGTGAAATCGATTGGGATTTGGAGATGGCTCGTGCTTCATCATCGAGTTGGAAAGACGAGTGGCTGGTAATTTTGTTTAGTATTCCGCTGATACTAGCCTTCATACCCGGCATGGAAGAAGTTGTAGCAAACGGATTTCTGCAGTTAGAAATGATGCCTGAATGGTATCAATATAGCTTGGGGGTAATTGTAGCTGCCTCATTTGGCGTACGTAGTGCAACTAAATTCTTTGGTAAAAAATAATGGTTGATTGGTGGAAACGATGGCTGCAGTTTAATGTTACAGCCAAGCTAACTATGATTGCTTCTGTTGCGATGTCATGGCGTTGTGCAGAGTGGTTCATGAACTTAGAAGACCCGACAACACAGCAGTCTGCGTTTGTATCTGTAATCATGGGTGTCATGACAGGTGTGTACGGTATTTATCTGGGCAGAGAAGCAAAGGGTAAATAAAATGGCAAATCCTCTTGTAGGATATTTAGCAAGCGTGGCTGGAAGGACAGTTGCAGGAGTAGGTTCTGCAGTATACAGTGCTTTAACAGATTCAAAAGAAGCACAAGCACCTGAGTCAAATTTTAATGATGATGTAAGAAGTAGAAAACCCTTAAAAAACTCACGAGGAAGAAAAGCTGCACCATCTGCGGAGAAGTCTAAGTAATGGTATTTGACCACTCCCAAAGAACAACCGAAGAGCAAGCAAGAGAGAACCGCAAAATGAAATACAATCGTGAGGCTTTGATTGACCAGTTAATTCTGCATGAGGGTATGGAGCTACAGGTATACAAGGACCATCTGGGCATCGATACGATTGGCGTGGGACGCAACCTTGAAGACCGGGGTATTACCGATGGCGAACTCGCTTTTATGAATATGTTAAAAGCAGAGGTATACGAGCAGGGAATTACAGAAACTCATGCTCGTTTTCTTTTATCTAACGACATAGATATCGTAGAAAAAGAACTAGTCGCATCACATCCTTGTACAGTAGGGCTTGATGATGTTCGTTGCCGTGTGCTTCTAGACATGGCGATAAACCTTGGTATGCCAAGATTAAACAAATTTAAAAACATGTGGAAAGCTGTGCATGACCGCGATTTTTCTACGGCAGCAGTTGAGATGCTTGATTCGCGTTGGGCATCACAAGTAGGACAACGGGCGGTACGTTTATCTACTGCTATGCGTGAGGGAGAATTACATGTCTAAAATGGCAGCATTTAAATCTGGATTTGGATTTGGTGAAAAGGAAGAAAAGAAGTTACTTCCTAAACAGTTTCCTGTTAGTGCGCCGTTGCGTATGCACAAAGAATACTATGACAAGTACATTGGAAACAATTTTGCACAAGAATTTTTAGAAGAAAAAGGAATGAAAGTTGCTGATGAGTATTCAGCAGATTCTTTTTCTGATTACATTGAACTTCGAGGGATAGGTAAAGCGTACGGGGGCAAAGTTCAACCTCGTCATGCTTTGGGTAGCACGGAGAAACCATAATGCCAATAGAATTAAAGCCAAAGAAATATAGGGATGCTTTGGGTAGCGAAAAAAGTCGTACGTATGCGAAGGCAACCCTTCCGGGAGATGATGGGGGAGATTCTACTAGTAGAGAACAAAAGAGAAAAGTCATACGTAGAGGAAATCAAGCAAAGAGTTTAACAAGAAACCCTACCGCAGATACCTCTAAACGTTACACCGGAAGAGATGCAGGCGTGTCTATACAGGTAGGAAAAATACGCGAACAACAGAATAAAGGTTTACAAGAACTAAAGAAGGGCGGCAAAGTAAAGAAAAGCAAGAGCCGTGTCAACGAGGCTGGTAACTACACTAAGCCCAGCATGAGAAAGCGTCTGTTCAACCGTATCAAGGCAGGCGGAAAAGGCGGTAGGCCGGGACAATGGTCAGCAAGAAAAGCGCAAATGTTGGCTTCTGCTTACAAAAAAGCGGGTGGCGGTTATAAGAACTAATGGCCCCAAGGTTAAGCGAGAACACAGAAGTTGCGCTACCACTCCGCAACATCATCAGCATGGTTGCAGCAGCGTCTCTCGCTACTTGGGCATACTTCGGTATTATAGAACGTCTTAACACCATTGAGACTAACATCACTATGATGAAGTCAAACGTGGACCACAATACTGAGTTTCGTATTAAGTGGCCCAGAGGTGAAATGGGTAGTTTGCCAGCAGACTCCGAACAGTTCATGTTAATTGAACACCTCGCACAACAGTTAGACGAATTGTCTGTACAGGCAGATGAAGGTCGATTACCCCACGACCAACAACAAAAATTAACATTGGAGTTCTATGAGAAGCGTATTAGTGCCATAGAAGCCCGTCTTGAGAAGATGAGAAATGGTCACTGAAACCATCACATTGATATTATACTTATCAGGTCACATAGCAGAGCATACAGCCTACGAACGGTTGTCTAATTGTTTGAAAGCTAAACGTACCATAGAACGAAACTTATATAAGGACACAGGTACAGTTCGATATTCATGCGAAAACAAAACAGTTGAGATTAGCAAGGGTGCAGACGGTAAAAACTATATTGTAAAGATTGTGGAGTGATTTATGGTTGTAGCAGAGGTACTGACAGGAATCGCTCTCGTAAAGCAGGCCACGGACTTTATTAAGTCTAATATCAACACTGTTAAAGATATTAGTCAGATGGCTGGTCACATTGATGACCTGTTTCGCGGAGAACACGAGGCTCAAAAAGCACGTAACAAAAAAGCAGGTGTAGATACCTTTAGTGTAAACTCCGTTGCCCAAGAAGTTATAGATGCAAAGTTAGCGGCTGAGAAACTACGCGAAGTATCGGTTCTTGTAGATATGCGGTTTGGCCCCGGAACATGGGCAGGCATAGTTAATGAACGTGCTAAACGAATACAGGAAGCAAAAGAGGCAGAGAGGAAAAGAAAGATAGAGCAGGCTCGTAAAGAACACGAGTTTTGGGAAGCAGCAAAAGCAACAGCAATAGCTGTAGTTGCAATCGTAGCAATGGTTGCCTGTTTTGTTGTTGTGTTGACTTCTTCTATCTAGAATTGTATACTAAAGTATTTGGAGAAATACATGTCCTTACCTAAACTAGCCATTGATGCTTTGCTGTTTAAATATCAAGCGGAGATGAAAGATGCAACGTATGTACTCACTAATTATCTCAACAATGCAGTCGCTGTGGGTGAACATCCAGACCTGCTTGAAGAGATGGATAAAGCTATTGATAAGTATGCTGAAGCGAATGAAAAGTTTGCTACGCTTGTAAAGCTAACTCAGGAGAACAAAGATGGCACTAAAAAAGAGCCAACGCTCTTTGAAGGCATGGACTAAGCAGAAGTGGCGTACCAAAAGTGGTAAGCCGTCGACACAGGGTCCAAAAGCAACCGGGGAAAGATATTTACCTGAGAAGGCCATTAAGTCCCTATCAGCGAAAGAGTACGCTGCAACAACCCGTGCTAAAAGAAAAGCAACTAAAGCAGGTAAACAAGTCTCCAGACAACCCAAAAAGATTGCTAAAAAAGTACGTCGTCATAGAAGAGTAACATGACCTATCTTGAATTAATTAATGCTGTTCTACGTGAAATTAATGAAGTGGAGATTACCACGGTCAGTACGACTCGTGGTATTCAAACATCTGTAAAAGATTTTGTAAACAAGGCGCAGAGAGACATTATCAACTCTGAAGTTGAATGGCCTTTCACAGTAGTCAATCAATCTTTTACTACCACAGCGAGTACATCAGAATATAGTCGTGAGTCAGATGCAAAGACAATAGATTTTGACAGCTTTACCGTACAAGAATCTGCAACCACTGCAGAAAAAACATTACAGTACTTATCTTTTGAAGAATATTTAGAAGGGTACAATGAAACAGATACAAATCCAAATGGTGACTCTGAAGGGTTACCTAGATTTGTTTATTCTACACCAGATAACAAAATTGGTTTATCTCCTGTTCCTGATGTATCTACTTACACAATACGATACTATTATTATCAAACAACTTCGGACATGTCTGCAAACACAGACACACCTACTATACCCGAACGCTTTCACGACGTAATAGTCAACCGTGCAAGATACTTTGCACACATGCTTCGTTCAGACGTACAGTTTTCACAGCTTGCGTTACGTGATTACGAACAGGGACTTGCTCGTATGCGTATAGAATTAATTAATAAGAAAGATTACATGAGAGCAGTTTAATGGCAGATACCTCGCTTCTTAGCCCCTTTGTTGTCCGCTTGGGCGGTGGCTTGGTACTGGATAAAGATACCTTCTCTATCCCGCCCGGTGCTGCCCTACAACTACAAAACTTCGAACCAGACATCAACGGTGGCTATCGCCGCATCAACGGATTTACCAAGTTTGATTCTAATCAGGTTGGTGGTTCCACAGGTACAATTCTTGGGGTACACATATACAAAGACCAAGCGATTGTTGCGAAAGGTACGTCCGTATTCAAAAGCACAGGCAGCGGATACACAAGTATAGATACAGGTCGTACCAGTGCTGGAAGATACAACTTTGTAAACTTTAACTTCAACGGCACAGATAAGATGATTATGGTGGACGGTGCAAACCTTGCATCTGTTTTCGATAACTCTTCTGTTACAGACGTTAGTGCATCCGGTAGACCAGCAGACCCTAAGTTTGTAGAGATATTTAGAAGTCACGCATTTTATGCTGGTATGTCTGCAAGTCCACAAGAACTTATTTTTAGTGTTCCGTTTGATGAGGATGACTTTACGAGTGCTAGTGGTGCAGGCAGCATAAAAGTAGATGAACCTATTGTAGGTATCAAGGTCTTCCGTGAAAACTTGTTTGTGTTCTGTGAAGATTCTATTTTTAAAATTGCAGGTTCTAGTTCATCGGATTTTGCAGTAGTTCCTGTTACTCGTGCTATCGGCTGTGTTGATGGGTTTAGCATCCAAGAGATATCAGGTGACTTGATTTACCTTGCACCGGACGGACTGCGTACGATTGCTGGTACAGAAAGAATCGGTGACGTTGAACTTGGTACGATTTCTAAACAGATACAGCCTCGCCTTGATAACATCGACAAAGACCGTATCTCTAGTGTCGTTATAAGAGCAAAGTCTCAGTACCGTCTGTTCTTCCCTGATGATAGCGGGGGTACTACATCATCTCCGGGTTTGTTAGGAGTTATCAAAGCTGGTGTTGATGGTGGTGTTGGTTGGGAATATGCAGACGTACGAGGTATCAAACCTGCATATTGCACCTCTGGATTTATCGGTGGTGTAGAGACTGTCCTTCATGGCGGATACGACGGGTACGTTTACAAACAAGAAACAGGAAACACGTTCGATGGAACAAATATAACAGCCATATATCGTGGCCCTGATTACACGATGGGTGACGCTGGTATCCGTAAGATGATGCAGCGTATCATTTGGAACTACGATAACGAAGGTGCGGTGAACTCAAACTTTCGTATCCGATACGATTTTAATTCAAGCGAAACACCACAACCAAATCAATACACGTTGAACACAGGTGCTGCCGTAGCCATTTATGGTAACGCTTCATCTACGTACGGAACAGCCGTATACGGTTCATCAGGCACACCGCTCGTACGTCAGAGTGTAGAAGGTGGCGGATTCACAGTTGCGGTAAGACTAGACGACGCGGCAGGAGCCGCACCAATTTCACTGAAAGGCTACCAACTGGAGTTCACTCCGGGCGGAAGGAGATAAAACATGGCAGGATATACCAGACAATCCACGTTCACTGACGGCGACGTTATTACCGCTGCCCACAGTAACGATGAGTTTGACCAAGTTCTTGCAGCGTTCAATAATACATCAGGTCACAAACACGATGGTACGGCAGCAGAAGGTCCGGTCATTGGTCTGATTGGTGACCCCGGCATTGCTACGCCCCTCAACAAGGTTGTAATCGACAACCCTAATAATCAGATTGAGTTCTCTGTGGACGTATCAAGTTCGTCTGTAGAACAACTTGTTATCAAAGATGGGGTAATCGAACCTTCAACTACCAACGACATCGACCTCGGCGCAAGCAGTAAACAGTTCAAAGACCTGCATTTAGATGGCACAGCTAATATAGACAGTCTTGTGCTTTCAAGTGGTGCAACTGTTACAGCCATCCTTGACGAAGACAACATGGCATCCGACAGCGCAACGTCGTTGGCAACACAGCAATCAATCAAAGCGTACGTTGACACACAGTTAACTGCAGAGGACTTGGACTTTCAAGCAGATAGTGGTGGCGCACTCAGCATAGACTTAGATAGTGAGACACTTACTTTTACAGGTGGTACAGGCATTGATACCAGCGGTTCTGGTAACGCTGTTACATTTGCTATTGACAGCACTGTTGCAACCCTGACAGGTTCGCAAACTCTTACCAACAAAACCCTCACCACACCAATCATTGCAGAGATTGACTCTGGTGCAGACATCACTCTCGATGCAACCGCTGATATCATCCTTGATGCGGGTGGTGCAAATATTATTTTCAAAGACGATGGCACATCAATCCTTGACATTGCTAACAACTCATCTGATGTCGAACTCACAGTAAGCACAGCAGATAAAAACTTTGCTATCAAAGGTACAGACGGTTCGTCTGCTATCACTGCCCTAGATATCGACATGGCTCTGAATGGTAAAGCTACCTTCAGTGGAGACGTTGTTGTATCCGGTGACCTGACTGTCACAGGCGATGACATCACTATGGGTACGAACACCTCTGGTCACATCATGGTGGCAGACGGTTCGAACTTCAATCCGGTTGCTGTATCGGGGGACGTGACCATCAGTAGTGCAGGTGCAGTCACAATCGCAAACAGTGCTGTTGAATCAGCAATGCTTAACGCTAATGTAATCACAGGTCAAACTGCTATTACTTCAGGACTAGATACATCTAATGATACCATACTAATTCACGATGCAGACGCAGGTGCGTTGAAGAAACTGACACTTGCTAACCTGTCTTCTGGTCTTGGTGGTATTACAGATGTGGTTGCAGATACAACCCCACAGCTTGGTGGTAACCTCGATGTTAATGGGCAGGATATCGTGTCCGTATCTAATGGTAACATAAGCCTACTACCAAATGGTAGCGGTAAAGTTTTGGTAGATGGTAACGGTTCTACAGGTGGTGTTATTCTTGAAGACGGTAGCATTGATATACGGTCTAGCACTGGCAGTGTAGCAGAGATAAAGTTTTATTGTGAAGTAAATAACGCTCACGCACAGACCTTAAAGCCACAACCACATGCTAATGGTGCAACTAATGCCTTAACACTACCCGGTGGTAACGTTATTGGAAATTCAGATGCAGTTTTAGTATCTGATACAGGAACACAAACCCTGACTAACAAGTCAATCGATGCCTCTCAACTTACTGGCACGGTTGCTAACGCACGTCTCGACGCAGAACTGCAAGCACTTGCTGGTCTGACTTCCGCAGCAGATAAAGGTATTCAGTTTACCGGGTCAGGCACGGCTGCAGTGTACGACCTCACAGCCGCAGGTAAAGCCCTGTTGGATGATGCGGATGCTTCCGCCCAGCGTACAACTCTTGGTTTGGGTACGGCAGCAGTAGCCGATACCGGAACATCTGCAGGTAACGTAGTCGTACTTGACGGCTCTGCACGGTTGCCAGCAGTCGATGGTTCGCAGCTAACCAACCTGTCAACTGGTGCTACGGCTGGTTTTGCGGTGGCTATGGCAATCGCTCTATAGTTGACAGACACTTTTACAAACAGTATAATATACTGAGGAGAAATCATGGCACAGGATTTTGAAAGAAACATTGCAAGGAATGTGGGGACTAGTGAAGTAGTTCTACGAACCGCAAATTCCGACGATGCTCTTATTGGTATCAATATTGCTAATGTTACAACTTCACAAATTACAATGGATGTGTATATCACTGGGGCAGGTGCTACCGATGATTACTACATTGTTAAAGCTGCCCCCATCCCAGTAGGTTCAGCCCTACAGGTATTAGATGGTGGGGCAAAAGTTGTAATGCAATCTGGCGACATACTTAACGTCAAGAGTGATACCGCAAGCAGCGCAGATGTTTGGGTCTCTGTAGTTGACACCATCAGTTCATAAGGAATAGCCCATGCCCCTCATCGGTAATCCTATCACTGCAAATTTTCAAAGCAGACCTGCTACCCAAGAGTTTAATGGTGACGGGTCTACAACTACGTTTACCCTGAACCAGACAGTAACTCAGGAAGATATCATCGTATCTGTAGATGGTGTCGTACAGGAAAGTGTTGATGCGTTCACTGTGCCAGACGGTACAACACTCACCTTTACTGCAGCACCTTCAAGCGGAACAGGTAACATCTTCGTAATTTACATGGGTGTGTCTGCAGCGTCTGTAACACCTGCCGCAG